ATTCTTTGCTGTAAACTATTTACCATTCCTTGCAACAAGTAATCGTTTTGATCCTCTTGTTGAATAAATTGCTGTTGTTCTGTAGTTATTTCAGTATTTGTTTGTATTATACTCAGTATTCCAGATAAATCACTACCACTCATTATAACTTGTGCTTCAGGATTTATTCCCTTATCATCTCTTACCCCAACACCAGAAGGAGACGCAGAATCTTGTCTAAAAAACTTGCTTAAATTAATTTTTTTAGATCGAGCCATGTTGTCTTGCCTTTTCTTGTTTTTCCTCAATGTGCTGCTTCAATAATTCCAAATATATTTCCCGTTCCCAAGGAATCATATTTTCAATTTCTGTCAAAGAGTATTTATGATATTGCATTAAAGAAAAATTAACTCTGTAATAAGATTCAAGATCTTCGTGTGCCAGGGCTAGCCGAAAAAATCAGAAAGTCCCTCCAAAGTAACATTATTATCAACACCAGTTTTAGGATTATTAACTACTAAAGTATGCGAAAGCTTAGGCATTGTGGAGAAAAATTCTTCCACCTTTTTATATTGAGCTGGTGTAAGTTTTTCAATATACTCAATCAATTCAGCTTCGGTACAATCAGATGCTGACCAGGCTTCCTCATCATTATATACAGAATCCATACAAGAAGCTACGAGTTTAAAAGCTCTTCCAATCTCAACTGAAGATTTTTTGACTTTAGATAATTCAAAGTTTTCTTCAATAAATTGAATCAATGATGGATACTTCATTTTAATAAAATACCCATTGTCTAAGTCAATAATTTGACTATGATTTTCTGGTGTGTCAACTTTAATTTCATCAACAAAAATAGTCACTGGTACTGTAGTTTCCCCATCATCTCCACATGTAATAATTAGATCAATAGACTCACCAACAGATTTTGCTCTGATATTTAAAAATAAGTATTCAATATCAAACACTGGGAGATTTTCTACTTTAATTCCCTTTGTAATAATACACTCAGATAAAACTTGTTTAATTGCGTTTGAAATTTGTTTAATATCTTGAGATTCAACCGCCATAATTAAAATTTTCTCCTCTCTCACAAAGAAGGGTCTAAATTTTATTTTTTTGCCGTTTGATGGAATTGTGAGATCGTAATGAGGTGCAGTTTGTTGTGGTAAAGGCATAATAACCTACGAAACATCAGTAAATTTATTTATTCAAGGATCCAAGGATGTTATTTAATGTGCCTGAATTTATGAGTTTGCTTATATCAAACGATCCAACTTTAATGTCTGGAATCGTTAAGGATGAAGCTTTTTTAGGAGTTTCTGTATTCACAAAATATCGAGTATATATGAAGTTAACTGTGTAAGTTAAAATTGTACTCCCTTCATAAGATACAGGAGATGCAATTATATTATAAGGATATGCTTTGACAAATTCATATGTAAGAGTTGGAGACATTTGATATGTGTATCCACTTTGCTTTCCATTAGATATTTTTGGAGTTGCTGCCATCATATCACGTTCAAACTTGGTTATGTACAAAGTTTGTGTGTATGAATCAGGATATCTCAATCTATAATAGTCACTTTCACTTTTAGCTTCTTTTGATTTTAATCCTTTATTATTTGCGTCCACATCTCCTACTTTGTTATTTTGAAGTGGAGAGATATAATTCATCCACTCTTCAAAAAATTTAATTACATTATGATTATGATCAACATAAAAAGTTAAAGCTAATTCTGGATATTGCTTCATCAATGGATATTGTTCTAAAATTCCTTGTCTATTACCCATTACTTCCGTAGTTTTATACCTTGGCCCAGGCAAAACTGCTCCAGAACAAAGTAACTCAATATTTTCAATTGGATCTAATCCATTACTTTTATTTTTATCATACACACCAGTTTTTTCCAACCATTTTTTCAGTCCACCAGAAATGGGGAATGCTACTTTGTAAAATGAACTAATCGATACTTTAGAAAAAGTATTTCTTATGCTTTCAATCGGATAATATAGCTTTTGATTTGATGACATTTCTAAATACTTTTAGTATTTTATACTATGTATATGTATTATCAGGGGAAATTTAGTCCCAAAAATTATAAGAAGTACAAAGGAAATCCTACAAATGTTTTTTATCGTTCATTGTGGGAATTAAAATTTATGAATTACTGTGATATGAATGAAAATATTTTAGAGTGGAATAGTGAAGAAGTAGTCATACCTTACATATCACCTCTTGATAAGCAACGTCATCGATACTTTGTAGATTTTTGGGTGAAATTGAGAGAAAGAAATGGGGAAGTAAAAACATATTTGTTTGAAATTAAACCCAAAAAATATACACAACCACCAAATCAAAATCCAAAAAGAAAAACTAAAAAGTGGTTACAAGAAAATTACGAATATGCAAAAAATCAAGCAAAGTGGCAAGCAGCAAGAGAATATTGTGCTGATCGAATGATTGAATTTAAAATCTTAACTGAAGAGGAGTTAGGAATATGAACGAATTATTAAAAGCATCTGATGATATTATGATTCGTAAACTTAAGGAATTAAAGGGTAAATTTGCCTCTCAAGATTGGTATCGTGGTGCCATGTTTGATGCATTAGATAAACAACCACAGGAAGATACTACAGATTTAGCTGATACTTTTGGGCTAGAACTTGGTAAATTTTACTTCTTTAATTATTCTGCAAAATATCCAAATCGGTATCCTTACTGGGATATGTATCCAATGGCACAAATTTTAGAGGTAAGAGGTGATGGGACAATATTGGGTGCAAATATTCATTACTTAAATGTAGAATATCGTTCCGAAATTGCTAAAAGTTGGCTAAATAGTTCAAATGGTGTACCAGATATATGTTTACACACATATATAATAACTGGTATGAGTAATATTAAAAGAGTTCCAGATAATGATGTAGGTGGATTATCAGGTCCTCCGTTTATTGTTGAACTTTTCACTGATACAAGAGGACAAAGAGTATCGCCAACAAAAGTATGGGCAGGTAGCAAGTAATGGCAGTTCCACAAAAAAATACTTCAATACAAGTTTCCTTGTCCGATTCAAACACAGGAAAAAATTATATTGCAAAAGTTGCTACAAATGGCCCAGAACAAGGAAAAATTGTAGCTTTAGTAGAACAAATAGACGCACTAAATGCAGTTCCATTAGACCATAAAACATCATCTACAGCTTATAATACCAATAAAGCTAATTGGGATGGACAAATTAATGCAATGCTTTCAGCAAATGCAACTGGTGAACCAAATGCCGCAACTAGTGTAAGTGGATTAGCTGATTCTAAATTATATGATTTACAATATAATGATTTAAATGCAAGTGCTGGTACAGTTGGAGCGGTAAGTCCAGAACTCGAAGCGTTTAGTAATTTAACTGGAGATCCTTTAACAAATCTTCCACAACCACCAGCAACAAAAGGAAAAATTTATGTTTTTCCAAAAGATTTGGGAGTTGGAAAAAATAAAAAAGATAAACCTCAAGATTACGTCAGAATTGGTGCATTGAAGTATAAACCATCAACACCTGGACTACTTGGAAATTCCGATTTTAATCCTATTCAATTTTTTCCAAGTATCATAAAAACTGGTTTAGGATCATATAACTCATCAGTTCCAAAAGATTTAAATTTTGAAGGTGAAGTTATATTACCAATGCCATTAGAAGTTACTGATGGTACTAGGACTGAATGGGGTGTTTCTAAAATGGATGTTATGGGAGCTGCAATGGTAGCTGCTGCTGCTGGAGCAGCCGATGTTCCTCTTGCTGGTGATTTAGCAACTTTAATGGTTGCTTTAGGACCTGGTAGAGAAACTGCGGCGGCGGCATTACTTGGTGCGTATGGTACTGGAGCATTGGCAGCAAAAGCAACTGGATCACCAGATGCTGCAAATGCATTTAGAGCCAATGTAATTGCAGATACTATTGCAAGAGTCACAAACACATCAGCAAGTCCAGCAGATATACTAACAAAGAGTACAGGAAAAGCTGTAAATCCAAACTCTGAATTATTGTTCAGAGCACCTTCTTTAAGATCATTTAATCTACAATGGAAGTTAATTCCAAGATCTGAAGATGAGGCATCAACTATTAGAAAAATAATAAGATTTTTCAAAGTAAATATGTTGCCATATATTCCTAAAGGAGGAGCTATTCTTTTACAATCACCCAATGTATTTGTTATTCGATATGAAACTTCTAATGGTTCATTAAATAAAAGTTTACCAAAACCAAAATTATGTGCTTTGGGTGAAGTAATAGTAAACCATACTCCTGATGGAACTGGATGGGCAGCATACAAAGATTCACATCCAGTTGCTACTCAAATTTCAATGTCATTTTTAGAGTTGACTCCTTTACTTGGAAATGATTATTCAAATATTTCAGAAGACGACGTAGGACTATGAATTACTTTAAATATTTACCAGATATCTTATATCCAACTTTAGATGGAACTAAAAATTCATCGCATGATTACACTAAAATAAAAAATATTTTTAAAAGACCATCTATACCAGAATCGGTTTTGAAAAACTATGCAGCATTTGAAAACTATAA